GAGAATCTTAGGTCCTTACATAACTGCTCAGACTTGCCATTCTTTATCCTATCTAGGTAGAATCCTACATCCTTATTCTGATAAGGTGATACATCCTTAATTGATTTGTAAAAAGTTACTTTCATAAGTATAAATAAAGGTGAGAGTCCCTGCTAACATAACCGCCAGGAGATTTGCAGGGATTTATACTCTCTAATGTTTTTGTCATGGCGATTATGTTGTTTGCAAATGTAATAAATTAATTTATAATTGATACTAAAGTGCAAAAATAAATTATTTGTGCTGTTTTGTGCTATTATTTGTGCTGTCTTAACTCCTATTGTTATTAGGCTGTAGAAGATTAGAACGAAAAAACACTTTTTTTTTGTAAAAACTGTTCACCCCCCAATATGAAAATAAATTTTTTTTTTATTAAAAATATATTGTAAATAAAAATATATATATTATAGAGTATAGGGATGTGAATTGTACTTTTGTTCTAATTCTCTACAAGTCAATATCAATAAGGGAATTATACAGCACAAAAAAAGCTCCGAAGAGCTTTAAATTATTTCAGCTAGTTCTTTAGCTGTCATATATTCTTTGAATTGTTGGACCTTATCATACTCCCAAGGCATCTGTATCCTCACATTGATGTAGTTAAAGTTCTCTATTGCCGAAACTTTGTACTTATCCTCATAATCATTATTAATAGCAGCTTGCACTAATGGCTCTATCTCATGAAGATATACTTTATCCTGCATCCTGGTCCATCTTCTATGCATTCTGATACCATGAATAACAGTAGCATGATGTCTATTCAGCATCTTACCAATTTGAGTAAGTGACACCTTACATTTATTCAGCCTGTACATAACATAGTATCTCTTATAGACATATGCTCTATTTCTGCAGTCAGTATCTAGCTGATACTTTGTGATCTGTAGTTTTAAAAAATTTAGTTCTTTCATTGTTCTGTGTATAAATAATTATAGTATTCTTTACCTAATTTTAAAGTATCCATAGCACCATCATCAAATGCCTCCACTATCTGATCTCTCTCCATTTCTTTGGCATGATTAAATGCTATTTCCCACTCATAATCATCAAATGGTTGTACTTTCTGACCTTGATGTATTTTTTCTAACCATTCTACTGCTGTCTTTTTCATAATAACTTAGTTTGAGTTACTGACTTAAATAAATCAGACTGAGATTCTAATACTCCTGTAGCATTAATGAAATCAATCTCTACCTTAGCAGATTGGATTAGAGTACCTGCAAGCTGAGATATTGCCTTAGCTTTATCCACCTCTACATTCACCTGGTCTGTTGTTAATGTTTCATCACTTAGTCTTTCAAGTGCCATAAAGATGTGATCTCTTAAATCACTTAGTTTGTTTTGTGCCATTGTTATTTATTTTTTTTATTAGTTTACATTTTAATCTCATTACCTGCTGAAGCTCTTCAGGCAATCTATGGATAGTATTTCTAGCCATATTTTCTTTCTTAGTTATCATTAGCAGATTGTTAATATCATTATTAAGATAATTACCATCCTTATACACTACCACCATCCCCTTAGGAATTGGTCCATTATGCTGTTCCCAAGTATGTCTATTCAATAGCCTCCAATCGCAATCTGCTATCTTAATATACTGATACATCTTCCCTCCTGTATCCTTTCTCTGATGGATAGTACCTATAGGCTGAGTGTTAGGAGGTACAGTGCCTTTTTTAAACATAGTCTTAGCCACTTTCTGATATACTTCTGTGGACATTTTTTTTCCTTTATTAGCAGGTACACTACCTTTCTTAAATTGAGTAGCTTTACCACCTAGATATCCTGGAGGGAATTGAGTAGACCTTAAGTATTTAGAATCTTTCTTAATACCCATAGCCCATGCTCTATTATAAACTGATGACTCACTAAGTCCTAAGTCATCTGCTATCTTCTTAGTAGGCTCAAATGGATACCTTTCTCTTATGATATCATTCATACCTCTTCAATTAGCATTATTAAGTCATCATTCTTTTGTATGAGCTGCTTAACATGATCAGCATCATAAGCCTCCACTATCCTAGTCACTAACTTTACAGGACCATTCCAATAGTCAAAGGTCTTGAATACTACTTTATATCTCTTCATTGTCATCATTTTTAATTGGCACATCTAAGCCATACATTAAGTCAAACATTGCAAAATCTCTATTTGCATTCCTTTTACTACCCTCATAATTCTGAAAGTACCACTCTCTGAATCTCAGGTATTTTTGGTGAGTATAATCACCATTAGCTATAGCATCCTGGACCTCTCTAGCTAGCTGTGTGAACTCAGTCATTGGATTTATTGTTTATGACTTGTAAATACCTGAGGTAAAGAGGCAGATTAAATCCACCTCGTATCTCTTCTGCTGTTCTCCTGCTAGTCCAATACTTTATAATTGCGTTGAATGTCATAGCTTAGATTTAAGTAGGTTAAGATTTGCATCACTTAGAATAAACAGGGACATATATTCATCATCAGTCTCTGTAGCATCATAAGTAAATGGCTCAATAGTGCCTGCTATGTATACAGTGCTATCATAGTCAGTAATCCAATTAGAAAAATAAGTATTATCTCTTTTGTATAGGTCTATAAAATTCATAATATAAGTTCTAAGAAAGTGAATAAAAATAAGATTGATAATGTTACAGTTGTAACAATAAGCATAGCTATAGCAAATGCTTTCTCTTCAGCTCCTACAGGAGTAAAATAATTAATTAGTCTCTTCATTGATTCTATCTATTAGGTTAGTAATAACTACCCATTGAGAGTAAGCTCGTTTAGTAGCAGGATCTTCATTGCCAAAAGCATCTTTCAGCTCTACAGCCTGATCATACAGTGATGCCTCCTCAGTAAAAATAATCTTTAAAATTTGTTCTTTGTCCATGTGTAAAAGTTTTAATTGTTGATAACTATACGTCAAAGATAGTATAAAGTTTTATATCTGCAATAAAAAAGTGTAATTTATATTCATTCTAAATAAGGATAGGTCGCAAATTGCGACTGCAACCTTAAGAATATCATGTAATTTCAAAGTATTACCTTAGAATTACATAGTTAATCGGAATTATGCCTATTATGTAATGCATATCTTACACAAAAAAAAGCAGCTGCGTGCTGGGGAGCTTACAACTGCTTTCTACACTATGGAACTATGCAAAGTTAGTGTTTATATTTGAATTTCAAATACTCTATGTAAGTTTTATTATTTATTTTAAAATGTTTTTTACAATCATTGCATAACATCCAATAGTGGATAGTCCCTGCTGCAGTCACTACCTGTTTATTATGCCTCACATTATAGTTAGTGCATTCAGGACAGCAGAACTTCTCATCTCCCTCCATTACAGCATAATTAGTAGCAGGAGCTGCATAAGAATTGAGCTTATTGAATACAGCTTCTAGGACAGTAACATCCATTTTACAATATGCTACCATCTTATCCATTGCCTGCTGATCTTTCTTAAATACAATATCTTTCCACAGGTCTAGTCCCCCTGTATCCATCTTTTGACCTACTCCTAAATACTTAGCAATATAGTCTAGCTTATTACTATTAAAATTAAAGTACTTTCTAGCCCATTTAAGCGTGTCTATAGTCTTTGGTGAGGGCATTACATCAAGTCCATGTATTATAGCTCTTGTGCGTAGCCATTTGAGGTCAAATCTATCTCCATTATGAGCCACAATTTCATCAGCTTGAGCCATAACTTTAAGGAATGCTTTAATCATTGCCTTATCTGACTGCTTTTTATCCCAAGTTAGGAACTGTACATCATCCTCTGACTCCCATTTATAGCAGATGCAGATAATAGCTCTCTCATGAATGATGTCACCTGGATTGATAGTGAGGTTATATCCTGATCTCCAAAATATACCGACATTGAATGATGTCTCAATGTCAAAAAACAGTCTTTTTCTTACCATAGATGGTGTAAACTTAGAACAAATATTTCTCCCTCGCAAATTTAAAGAGATATGATAGCAGTAAGCCTATGCCTACTCCTACAAATAATAGACTAAGATTGCCTCTAGTCTTAGGTCTTGTAGCCTTAGCTTTAGCTTTCTCTACTATCCTATCTTTGTAGATAGTTTTGACCTTAAGTCTATATTCTATTTTTTTATCTAGTCTAGTCTTAGGCACATAGACTGTATTATACTTTATAATAGTATCTTTAGTAGTGATGAATTTCTCCCATACTATGCTATCATGAATAATAACAGGGATAGAATCTAGTGTAGTGATCCTGATAGTATCTCCTGTTTGCTCACAGGTATATCCTTTCTTAATTGCTTTATTAAGATGGTATTGTGCAGAGCAGCTGCTGAGTAGTAAGATTATAGCTAAGTATTTCATCATTCTTTTATTTCAAAGTGCATCCAATCATAATTTTTTTCTCTACCCAAAGATATAAAGCCATGCTTATAAAATATATCTATCATTGCCTTATACTCAGGTCTTGCAAATCTTGCAGTTTTCGCTGATTCTTTAAGTAGATTTCTAGCAGGATCTAAGTCTATTGCAATCCCCCATGAGTGCATGGATAGTGCTGTACCTCCCCTCATCTTTCTATAGTTGAAACATCCACCAAATAAATCTATCCCTAACTCCTTAATCTTATCATAGCCATAGGTAGCTAGAAGCTCATTGAATACAGCTGTAAAATTATCTGCTACTAACTTATGGCACATCATAGAGTTGACAGTGCTGTCTAAGTCCCAAGCTATTCGCATTGGATATGGTAGCTTAATCTTTACTAAGTATCCTGCTCCTGTTACATTAGCAGTACCGTATTTAGATGTCAGTTCCCATCTAGTCATTTCAGTTTGTTTAGGTCCTCTTTAATATCTTTAGCTCTTGCAAATAATGCCTTTCCACTTTGCCAAAGGTCCACCCCTTTTACTTGTTTTATTGACTCATTGATAGACATCACCTCTATACTAGCTAGGACCAATGCCACTACTTTAGTAAGCATAAATGGTACACTAAAAAAAGTGAGGATGATATCATTTAGTATGAATTGGTCTATTAAAAAGAACATAATCACAGTAACTTCATAAAGTGCTAGCTTACTAATGATAGCTGACAGCTTTCTGCTAGTTATTTTCTCCCCTATCTTCTTAGCTTTCCAAATACCTGTCATAGTATCAATGATTATTAATACTCCAATCATTAGCAGTATCCCACTTATTGGTAAAAAGAATGCAAAGCATATAG